GAGATTGAAGAAGCAGAGCTACAAAAAGGCCTTAAATGCTTTTTCCATCTTTTGCGTTTCTATCAACTCAAGTCTGGTCTATAATATTCATGGGGCTGGCTTGGTTTCCCCCGACCATCGCATCCTTATGTGAGGAGTCAGCCCCACCCTAATGTTGCAAAAAAGATACATATTAGGGTTTCCCCTAGTTATACAGAACAAAAAACTTCAATAAATTACTTACATCAGGTCACCGACACTATTCAGCTCTATGGCTCGTTGAGATTTCAGACTAAAAAGACTCTGACCTGACTTTTTTTAACTTAGGGGAATTTATGAAATACATTGAATGGATTGGCGTTTTATTGCTAGGTATGTTGTTAGGCTCAATGTTTGGATGGGGGTTCTAAATGGTTATGCCAACTGAATACGCAACACCAGAAACCAAGACTTATAAATGCTACAAGGTAGGCGAGGTTTTGTTTGTGCCTCACTACAACAATCCTGGCATTTATATTGGCCCAAGCACCAGACAAGAAACTGGGTTTATCAAGGGTAAATACACAGCGCAATTGTTTTATGCCCATGAGCTTTTAATGATGGGTGCTAGGGAAGTAACTGAACAACTTTGGGTAACTTCAGGGAGAGATGCCAAATGAGCTTATGGGATGAAGCAAATGAATTAGATACTATTTCTAATCAGATTAGCTGCTTGGGTAATGTTTTAGAGTTGATAGCAGAAAAAATATCTTCTGATCCTGAAAGCGGCACTTTATGGTTATGTCGTGATGTTTGCGACAACCTTGTAGATAAGCTGCAAAAGCGTATGCAAAGCTTAATGTCTATGGATCGCCAGCAAAAAGACGATGAGTTTATAGCTGATTTTGTTAGAAATGCCAAAATCCGTGAACAGGCTGGTGAAGAATGAACGCAAATGAACTAGCTAATTTATTAGAAGTAGATAGCTGGTATAAGCTGGTAACTAGAGAAGAAATAGCTACCATGCTACGACAGCAACAAGCTGAAATAGAGGCGTTGAAAGCCCAAATTGCCGAGCTTACAGAACAAAATGATGCTTATTATGAAGAGAGTGGAAAAACTTATGACTGACCAAAGACCAACAACAGTAGTAGAAGGCACTTATCGTAACTACATTGCCGAAGATAACAGGGTAAAAATAGACCAATACAAGAATGGTGAATGGGTAAATGTTGTTGATACACCCCATACCGAAGATGATAAGGGAACTGTAGGGATGAATGGAAGGTGGTACTAATATGAGTTTAGAGCTATCCATAGCCGATAAATTATCAATGCTTAGGCTTTATGAATGGCAAGGATTTTCCGTCCCTGTAAAACCTGCTGATTTTCATATTGAAGCAGCCACCATGCTACGCCAGCAACAAGAAAAGCTGACAAAGTACGAACTGCGTCATGTAGCACAGCGTGACAGAATTGCAATATTAGAAATGCAGCATAAACAGCAACAAGCTGAAATTGAGGCGTTGAAAGCAAAGTATGAACCTAAACCATTAACCAAAGAACAAGAACAGGCTGTGTTGGACATATGGAAGCAAGTTCAGCCACATTTGTTTAAGGAAAAGAAATGAACAATGAACCAGTAGCGTGGATTGTTGATGGAAAAATTATATATCCAGCAAAGACACTAACAGATGAGGAAATAATTGAAATTTGTCAGTTGATAGGAATTGACCCAACATCCGAATATATTTGGCAATTTGCTAGAGCAATACTAAGAAAGGCACAAGAGAAATGAGCACTAGATCATTAGGAATGATGGGCAAAACGTATAGGAGCGCTTCTGAGGCGTTTAAAGATGCTGACTATGCTAGTGCCATAGAAAGACCCCAAGAAAGCAGCTATGATGGTTTTAGTGGCTTTTTAATGGCTATGGTGTTTGTAGGTATCTTTGCCTATGGTTTCTACCGTTATGTCAGCCTATAAACCATTTAATCAGTATTTACACGATGTTTATGATGCGCCAGCTCGTAAAGCCGTAGCAAGTTGGTGCAACATGAAATGGGGTTTTGATTGTAGGGATAACCCTAATAAGTATGGAGTTGATCTAATCGCTTTTCGATCAAATGTTCCAGTTGGTGCGCTTGAGGTAGAAGTTCGTCAAACAGGCTTTGATCGACACGGTAGTATTCATATAGGGCAAAGGAAAGACAAACTATTTCTAAATAATCTGCCGACTCTATTTTTTGCCTTAACTCAGGACTTATCTCATGCTTATTGGGTGAAAGCAGACTTGATAAAAGGCTGTCCATTGATAGAGGTCAAGAATTTTTATGTTCCTAATGGGGAGCTTTTTTACGACTGCCCCATTAGTATGTTCAAACGTGTCAATCTTACCGACCCTTTTTAATACTTACGCATATTAGGAAGTGGTGCTTCCTTCTGGCTATTACCATGTTCTGCGTGATGCGCTTTTTCCATAGGCAAAGCAATGTGCTTGTCTAATTTCTTTTCTAAGCGCTCTACTTCTTTTTCAATGCGATGTGGGGATTCTTTAATATAGTGACCTTTTGGTGACTTATGCTCTTTACCTTCAATTTTAAAATTAGTTGCCATTTGCTTCTCCAATCATTTTCAATGCGTTAAATTTAACATCTTCCACTCGTTTTAGCCAACCTTTGCCAAAGGTAGCAAAAGTAGCAAGACCTTCATAAAAGCTAGTTTTACGTTTGCTATACAAATCAACAATATCTTCAGGCTTCTTTTGGTCTATAAGTTGCATTGTGCGTGGGCCAATAGTCCCATCAGGAACACAGCCTAGGCACTCTTGTAATAGCTTTACAGCACGACCAGGCCCCATGTTTACAGCAGCATCAAATGCCATGTAATCAATCCCTACAGGCAGTTGATTGGCATAACAAGCCATCCAATACTTAGCTTGGTACATAGGCGCTACATCTTCAGGGGTTAAGTCTTTCATAGTCTTGACTTCATGCCCGACCCATTCTTCCCAGACTTTTTTAGTTACACCTAAATTGGTTTCACCGCCAGGATCTTTAGGATTATTTACCCAGCCACCTTCGCTTTTTAATACAAGCTCAAGACATTTTTTAAAGTTATTTTGCATCTAAACCTACTTGTTGATTAATCCAATCTTGTAAAGCTATTACTTGTTCTGTTGTGCTGGCGCATTGTTCGGCAAAAGATAGAACGTAATAGGTTTGGCCATTAATAACGATGGTGGCGTTGGCATCGGAGGGCATTGCACCGCTACTGGTGTTGAGCATCCCGCTATAAAAATTATGGATATTACTGAGATTAGCTTTATAAGCATCTTCTACTCCTTTATTTACTAATTGTTGTTCTTTCTCTTTTGCCTTGTTTTCTGCAATCTGTTTTTCCGCAACAATAGCAACCTCATTTTTGAAATCAGCAAAACGCAAATGCTCAACATAAAAGCCAGCGCTAAAACCGCCAAATACAAGAGCAATATAAATGTAAGTTTGTCCACCAATATTGCCTAACAGAGAAAATATAAAATTCATTGGGCATCAGGCTCTGCGCCTGCCATGTGTTTGCCTGCTACTGAAGCTGCGCCACTACCCGATACGATACCTAAAGCGCCAGCAAGCTCAGTTAAGCTAATTTCTTTACCAGAGTAGATTAAATATATTGCTGCTGCGCCTACCAAAACAAAACCAAGCATCCACGCCCATTTTGCAATGTCGTGTGTCTGATTGTCTTTACCTGTCAATATGTGAGTAAATATGTTACCCATTTAAATCACTCCTAAAACGAACTTTAACCATAATGTTACTATCAATGCTGCTATCCAACACCATATTTTGACACGCTGTATTGCTTGTGCATCGTGCTGATATGCTTCATTTTCTTTGCGCTCAAGATTTTCGATATCTAGTTTTATTTTCAAAACTGCTTCCCATTCTTTAGCGCCATACTTCTTTACAAAATCTATCTTTAGCTGTGCTTCTTTTTCGCTAATTTGTTTCTTATGTTTCCAATCTTCCAGCGCTTTAATCAACGCTGTTTGTTTCTTTATTTCTGCTTCTTTTAACGCTCTACGCCTTTCTTGCGCTTTGCGTTGTGCTATATCTAATCCATCTTGTTGAATGTCCTCTATGCTTTTCGTTAAGCTTTTAGTAGCTTTCTGAGTGGCATTAAGGCTTTCGCTAAGAGTTTTGACCCCTTGTGCGAATGGATCGGTCATATATCATTTTGCGCTGAAATAATGAGCAATAAAGCCAATAAATGAACTGATGCCAGACACAACCATCATACCAACCCAAAAGCCACCACGACCTTTATTAGCCATAGCAAGCAATTCTTTAATATCGTGGCGCATTTCAGCGACTTCTTTTTCCATAGCCTCTACCTTTTGCCACATTACCCCTACTTTAATTGGATCAAGCTCAGTCATAATTATGTCTTTTGTATATACGCTAACGCATAGTAAAGTGGTTTATTTGTAGCTCCTGAAGTCATTACACCAGAACTTGCAAAGCCGCCTGTATTGCCTACTCCATAAGTATTACCAGCGCCTAAAACAAAAGAATCTTCTAAGTTAGGAGTTCCATTAGTACCATCGCAAATGACATAGCCACTTGGTATAGAACCGATTGATCCTGACCACATAATAATTCCACCGCTAGGCACGTTAGTAGAACTAGAAGTCCCAGCAGGGATACCATAGATATTGTCATACGTTTGAAGAACAGAGCCTGTAGAGTCAGTTAATACGAATTTATAAGATGTGCCAGATGTAAGCCAAATTTCAAATGGGGGGATACCGTTTGTTCCTAATTGAATAGGATTGGCATTAGGTATAGATCCGCTATTGTCTGTATAAGTAGTCAAGGGTGTAGATGACCCAGCTTGATAGGTATAAATATAACCACCAGACAGTAGAACACCGCTATTATTAAAGAATGGGGTAACTGAGTTACCTATTGGGGATAGTAAGACTGTCATTATTGTCCTTTAGGTGTTGGTGCGCCAGAAAGCAAGCCACGCAATGCTGTAGCTGGTACTTTGGCAGTTCTAGTTGTTAATTCTGGTTTTTGGCCTAAACGCATCATATCAGCTAAAACGGCAACATCATTTTTTCTCATTTGTGTTGCAGCATATTTAGATCCACTTGCAGCTAATGCTGCTGGAATTCCAACATAAGGATTTAAAACCATTCCACCAAAAGCAGGAATACCTGCAACTGGGTTGTCTGGAGCAAATTTACCAAATACTTTTAAAAGATTTTGAATGTTTCCACCACGAGCAGCTTTTTTAATTTCTTCTTGCTCTTGTGCTGTAAAAGTTCTCATTCTTTTTGGATTATTAGTTAATTGGCGTAATTGTTTAGCAAGTGAATTTTCTTCACCAGATTTGGTGTTTAAATTTTTACCTTCAATTTTTGCTTTTTCAAGCATATCGTCAAAAACTTCAGCTTTTTTAAGTTTGTTATAAGATTGTCTTGCAGCTTTCCAATCTAACAAACCTTTTTTATCTGCAATTTGTAAGTGTTCTTCTGGAGCATTTAAAATGTAATCATCAAACTCATCTTTTAATTTGCTTGCTAACATTCTTACTTTAGGATTTTGTGATGCTTGTTCTCCAGCTATAATTTCTCTTAAAGCTTGTAATTCTAAATAATCTTTAGGTCTAGATACGTCTTTTAATTCGTCTAATGCACCTTTTATTCCAGAATAAGTGCTTGAATTTTCTGCATATCCAAATTGTCTTAATTCTTTTCCTACTTGATCCATGTGATTTGCAAATTCTTTTGGGCTAAATTTAACACCAGATTTTTCTGCATTTGCATACAAAGATTTTGCTTCATCAACCAAAGATTGTTGTGTCGGGGTATTTAATGCTTCTTGGCGCAATCTAAATCCAAATGGAGCAGCCGTAGCCATACCAGCAGCCATTCCTAAATATGGATTGTTTGTTTTTTCTCCAACTCCTTGACCTACTGCCGCAGACAAAGGAGATGCAATTGCTTGTGAAATTGGTGCTTGAGCAAATTGTTCCGCTATAGCTCTAGCTGCTGGAGATGCAGCAGTTTTAGCCAAATTAGACAAAGCAGGTAATTGTGATCCTGTGCCACCTAATGCGCTGCCAGCAGATTCAATCATGCGTTCACCAGTTGTTTCTGCAACAGGCAAACCTGCTTTTGTCATAAATTGTGAAACAAGTTGACTTGGCATTTGTAATTGAGGAATGTTTGTACCAGCGTATTTATTAATACCACCAGTTACAGCGTTTATGCCAGTATTTAAAATATCACCAGCAGGCAATGCCATTGAACCAATTAATGCCCCAGCAGGGCCAGCAACCATTTGTCCAGCAGTTGCTCCAGTAACGGCAGGAATCATGCCACGAGTTAATAAACCAGCAACTCTGCCAGCAGTTAATTTTTCTGGTTCTTTTAATTCAGATTCAGGTATGTTTACATTACCAGCTTCTTCCATTAATTTATTACTAGAAATTAAATCTGAATCATGTTCAGTATTGTCTACACCTTCTAAAACTTTAGCTAAATATTTGGATGGATCTTTAGTTTTAAATCCACCATATTCAGACATTGCTTTTGTGTAATCGCCTTTATGTTTTTTTGCAAGTTGTGAAATGTAATAATCCATAGCTGCTCTTGATTCATCAGCTTTAAATGGATTAAATTCAATTCCTTGTTTATGCAACATAGCAACTGTTTCTGGCATAAATTGACCAACACCCATAGCGCCAGACTCACGATTAACAGCGTGTGGATTACCAGAGCTTTCAACTTGAATTGTGTTGTCTAATAATTTTGCAGGAGTGCCATAAGTTTTTTTGGCAGAAAACTTTTCAGGCTCTGTATAACCAGTAATTTCAACTGATTTACTAGGACTTGTATAAGAATAATTATCTTGCGGTAAGGCAGAACCAACTTCTTTAAAAAGATCAGCAGAACCTATTAAATCATTAGCCATTATTGACCTTTACTTACAAGATTATTAATTTCGTCTAATTTTTTTGCTGCATCAATAAATCTCTTTGAATCTTTACCGCCTAATTCTTTTACAACTTCTCTAAATCCTTCTGGATCTTCGTTCTTATTTTTTAACGCATCCATCAATCTTATGCTGTTAATGTCAAGAACATTACTCCATTTATTTTGATATTCATTTGCAGCTAAAGGATTGTTTTTACTAATTTCTTGCGATTTTGCCAAACCTTTATTGAATAAAGCAGTTAATTCGCCTAAAGAACGATTTGTACGAGATGTATTTTGAATAGCATCTTTAGTCCAATTTGTAGTCCCAGCAGTTTGTGCAGCTAAAGCTCTGCCTGCATCTGTTCCAGCTAAAGCAGGATTGTTTGCTAAAGTAACAGTTTGTTGTGCTAAATAATGGCCTAATTGATTGTAATCAGTTGCACTTCCTGTCCAATCCATATTTGGAGCAAATACACCTTGACCTTTTAATGTAGCAACAATTCCTGCGCCCTGACCAACATCAGCAGTTTTTGCCAATTTAATAATTTGATTAGAATTAAATTGAATTTGTGGAACATTAGTGGCTGCAGCTCTTGTTTTATTAATTAATTCTGTGCCTGCCAATAAATTTGCAGTTGTTGACGCTCCTAAACCAGAAACCAAAGGAGCGGCTTTTGGTTGTGTCATTTGTTGTGTTGTAACTCCTTGATTGCCTTGTGGAGCTATGTTTTGTTGTGTAGGCTGCACTTGACCTTGTGGCCCAAGTAAATATTTAGTGCCAGGTTCTAAACCTGAATTATCTCCAGGTTGAGCAACCAATTCTGTGCCAATAGCAACTTGACCTTGAACAAATTGATTTTGTGGCGCACCTTGATATTGTGATGTTGGAACAAATTGTGTTCCTTGACCAGTAGAAACTGGAGTAGGAGCACGATTAGCTTGTGCAAATCTTTCTGTCGGTTGCCCACCTTTTTCTGTCAAGTAATTAATAAATTGCTCAGCATGGTCAGGGCCTTTGTTAATGGCTTGTCTAAATTGATCTAATGCGCCACTTGGATGCTTTGGAACGCCTTGAGCAGATAAAATTTCTTCCACCATATCTGCATCGTTTTTTAAAATTTCTTGTGCATTAGGAGAAAAATTGCCATTTGGATCTTTTAATTGAGTAATTTTCTTTTTTAATGCAGATACTGCACCTTGAGCATTATTTTGATATATATTTTGTAACTCAAATTGTGATTTTTCAGCTTCCGTTATTTTCTTTTTGCTTTCAGCTTTACCAGCTTCAATTTCTGGTTGTAATAATGTTTGTTTTTTTTGATAATCAAGCATATTACTAAGCTGTGTCATGCCATCTTGCGGAGCATATTTATTGCCAGCAACAGGGTTTACTTGATAATTAGGTTCTTGAAAACCTTTAACGTCAAAAGCCATAATTTATCCTTTAAGCAGCCATGTAATCGGCTGAATACTGTCCACCAAGTTGTGTAGCTCCACCAACAGGAGTAGGCAAATTAAATGAATTTCCTGCCGTTGGTGTATATGCTCCACCAGGACTTGCACCCATAGCAATAGCAGTCGCATCTCTTTGAGTTGGCTGGTTAAAGTAATTACCAGCTAATGCCCCAAGCATTGTCCCTGTATTGCCATACATATTAGCCATAGTATTTGCTGCGCCTGCTGTACCTGAACCTTGTGCAAAACCTTGCTGACCATAATTACCTGCTAATGCACTACCTAATGAAGTATTTAGGTTAGCCATTGAACCGCCATAACCAGTAGTTACATCAGCTAATTTGCTTGTAGCATCTAATCCCATTTTAGAAATAGGCGTTAAATTACCAAAAATATTGTTTCTTTGATTTTGATAATTAGTAAATGCGTTTTGATAAGCATTTCCAGCATAGTTTTGAGAGAAAGTATTTAAACCTTGCAAAGCATTACCACCCAGCATACCGCCTAAACTATTGTTTGCAGCGTTAGTAGTTTGCTGACCTTGACCCAACATAAAATTATAATTTGGAGCAAGACCATTATATAAATCTTGGGTATTAAATTGATGTGATGCGTAACCGCTATTGATTAAATCACTTAAATTATTAGTTGCGGCTGTTCCTGCTGCAGTATAAGGGCCATAAAGACCACTTGCAGTATTGTAGGCATTAGTTAAATATGGCCCAGCGTTTTGAAAGCCTGTTTGTAATGCCTGTGCGCCTTGCTGCAATCCAGCAACTTGTTGCCCTGCGCCTTGTCGTTGACCTTCAGCAGCAGTCGTGCCGCCTATGGCTTGACCAACTATGTTACCTACAATTGGCGCTGCTATTGAAGCAGCTAAAACTGAACCGATTGGCATTTTATACCTCTTTAATCAATATTTTATCTATTTTATCTGCATTTGTTTCATTTGTAGCATGAATACAGTACCAAACGCAGTCCTCTAACGCTAAAATTGCATGATTTACGCCAGCTTTAATCTCAATACAAGCAGGGGAAACATATTTATTGGAGTCATTATCTGTAGTCACAAGAACAGAACCTTTAGCTAATAGGCTTAAATGGCTGTAATGGTGCTGATGTGACATAGCTGTATAGCCTTTAAAAATACGCATTTCTTTAGCGTATAAGCCATCAGAAAAATGATGGACTGTGCCTAAATCGACCTCAAATGTGCCGAGCGTTTTCTTAGCGAGTTCAGTAATACTAGACATTGTAATAAGGCACTTTAAAGGGTTGACCATTAACAGATATGTTAATAAAGCCTACAGGATTAGCTGGTAAAGTAGCTGACCCTGTTGTTGCAGTAGTAGCAGACGTGAAATTGACTAAATTAAGCAAATACTGTTGCCATGAGCGACTTGGGCGCTTAGTAGCCTCATCCAAGAACTCAGTCTGTGGGTACGGATTACCTTCGCCAGCTCCAAAGATTACGTTAGCCATTAGTTTTCACCCTCGCTACCTTTTAAGTTCGCAGATACGATTACGCATTTAACTGGATCTGTAACCACAACTTCGTAGATACGATCTCTAGCTGTGCCTAATCTGCGCCAAATTGCACGATTCTTGTATTTGCCTTGTTGACCTAGTTTTTGCCAATATTCTTTTGACCATGTAGAACCACCATCATTTGACCATCTAAGCATAGCTTGTGGGTTAGTCAATGTTGGATTTGCATTGTTTGATGTGCCTAAAACGTCAATGACTTGATAAGGAATCGTCAAAGTAGCATTAGCACCAATGGTATAAGGTGTACCAATATAGTTATATGGATCTATTGAAAAGCCACTTATGCCTACGCCAGGCTGAAACTGAATCTGTAATTCGTCAAAGTATTGACGTTGTAAGTCAGTCAAAATATGGGGTGCTCTACGCAATCTGCGTATTTCATCGCCATTGTCTGTGTAGTTATTAGGATCTAACTCGTACAAGTTACCATTTTGGTAATCGCCTACGATGACAACATCATTGAATACAGCAGCGCAGTTAGAGCGATGACGATGATAGACATTATTAGAATCGACATATAACCATTTATGCCATAACTGAGTAGTGGCATCATAAGCCCAAGTTATATCAATTGTAGGGAAAGTAACGACATATACTTCGTGACCTTCAAGTTGATAGGTATAGGCAATAGCATCATCAATCTTTTGATTTACTAAGGTATTTTCTACAGCATGGGTAGAAATACGAGTAGGCATATAGCCATTCATAATCATAATTTGCCCTTGACCTCGAATATTACGAGATACATAAGCAAATGAATTAGCTACCCTTGCTACAGATTGTGCTGCTGCAATACCATGCTGACTTGATGAGCCAGGAATACGCTGAAAAGCAAAAGGGAACGTGCCTTGATCTGCCCATACTTCGCTAGACTTTTCGCCTAGTAAATAGACTTGACCGTGATCTGCAATCAACGATACAAGATTATCAGGAGCAGTAAACTTAGCAGCAAAGCTTAATGGCTGGGTAATAGGGGATAAAACACCTGATGCTGCCCATTGCTGAGTATTAGGATCGTTATAGATAAAATAGTTGTCAACAATGTCAACTATGTTTGCACCTGTAAATGCACCATCAGTTGTAGGCAAAGTAGCAAAGTTAAGCGCATACATTGTTTCAGAACTAATCGTTTGAGCTACAGGGTTTAATGTATATGTACCTGTGCCGCCTGTGCCTGTGCCTAATGCAGTAATAATGCTATTAGCAGCTATGCCTACACCTTGAATAGTCTGACCTACATATAACGTGCCAGAGCTTACTGCGCTGACAGTTAAAGTAGTTACTAATGTGCTTCCAGAGCCTATATAAGCGATTGAGCCTGTAAAAATAGCTCCAGCAGCACTTGTATTCATTGCTGTGCTTGAAACAGTTTGAGATAGATTTACAGTCCAGCTAAAGCCACTACCACCTGTAATAACAGTTTCAGGTGTAACTCCTACGCCAAATACTTGTTGGCCTACTGCGACTGTGCCTTGACTTAACTGAGTAATATTTAGCGTTGTGCCGCTAATTGAACCTTGAAAGTTTGCAGTTGCAGGCGTACCAATTTTGTAAGAATAACGATTTGCGCCATCTACAATGTATACATATACACCATTGTCAGTAAGACTTACAGGGCCTGTGCTGGTTTGCAATTGACCAATTACAGATGGTTTTAGGGCAGAGTTTAAAGAATAAACATAAGGGCCACAAACCGCTATTAACTGACTGCCACCAGATATTGTTCTTAAACCTCTTACGGCTGCCTGTGCAGGCAATACCGCTTGCAAAGTTAAACCTGGCGTAGGGTAAAGCGCTACAACACCACGTTCGCCTTGACCCTTTGTAGGATCAACTTCAGGCCTCCAATTGATACACTCTTGTGCATCTTGGTAAATAGATGGTGCTGTATACGATGCGCCTACAAAGCCAAAGTCTGCCATTAGATTACATCCTTGTAGCGCTCAAAACGCCAAATTTTATGTATTGTATTTTTATGAACGCCAAATTTATTTCCTAATTCTATGTGCGTCATAATACTTTTATTATTCCTAATATAACGAATTTGATCATCTGTTAATTTGGCAGTATGCTTATTTCCAATTAATCCTTTGCTTATGGATTTTTTGTGTTTTTCTGATAAAGACTTTCCTTTTTTAGCAATACTAATTTTTAATTTTGATTCATTGGATATTTTTTTACCTAATTTATTAGTATTACCCAATCTTGCAATAGACATTTTTTTCTTTGATTCTTCGGAATGTGGATGAGAATATCCAGAGCATCCTTCTCCGCCATTGCTTAAATTTACAAGCTTAATTCCACGTTTACGATAAATATCAATACATTCCATTTCTGCAAGAAAAGCTAATTCTTCGTCTAAACCATTAGCAATAATTTCTGATGTAAAACCATGCTTTTCTACATAAAATTTCCAATATCTGCTTCTTTTATTTTTGTCGGCATGACGTTTATCTTTGCCTTTTCCGACATAAAAGATTGCGCCAGTATCAGCAGCACGATGTTGGTAAATGTAATATTGCATAAGTGTATGATTATTAACGAAAAAATCCGCCCGATAATATGAAACCTGCATCTTTTTGCCTACTTGACAACATAGCATCAGCAAAACGTGCAGATTGAACTGGGCGCATATTAGTGCGTTTAATAGTCGCTTTAGCTTGTGCAGCATAAGCATTAATCATTGAGATTTGAGTCTGTGAAGCTTTGCCATACATCGGCATTAAGCGCTCTGCCAAACACCAGCGCATTGCCATGTTATAACCTTGTGGTAACGGAATATCGTCAGTCAAAGTTAAGAACGTGGTAAATACGGTGTCTGCAAACATGTGCATTTCACCTTGGGCTGGATTAGGCCATACATAAATGTTACCTAATACTTCTGATGGCTGGTAATACAACGCTTTAGGCCAAGGGCCATTTATCGTCTTTAAACCAATCATTTCGTAATCTTCTACATTCAAAATGGATACAGGATAGTCCAAACCACCATTTACGATAGGTACGCCATTTGAATTGGTGTTAATGCGAACAAATGAAGAATAGATTGATAATGGGCGCTGATAATATAAAGTAATAGTAGTAGAGGCAACAGTCTGTGGAAAGTTAACCTTATAAGTTCCTGCTTCATTAACATTGTTGCCTGCTCCTGTTAAAAAGCCAGTAATCGTAGTGCCAGGTGTAATACCTGTACCACTTAGGGTTTGCCCTAATACAATAGCTCCTGAGTTAATTCCAGTTACAGTTAGAATATTGCCAGAAATTGATCCTGTAATGCTAGCGTTGATGTTACCGCCAGGGCCAATCGTATATTGTGTTTGCCCTGCAACAATCGGAAATACAATCTCAGACTTATAAAATACCATCATGTCCTCGTTAGACCATTGATCTAACAAGTCATTAAGCATATCAAAAGCATCTTGAGCAGCTTCTGGAGTTGGGGTTTCCCCTGCCTCTAGCGCACCGATGTCTTTTAACGCTCTACTGATAATGTCTATGGGTTTTGCCATGTTTTACTCAAATAGTTGGTTTAAAGACAGGTGGATTCCAAGGTAAATAAGACTTATTGCTGTTTTTTAGGCTTGCAATTTGCTTATCTAACCCTAATTTTATCGTGCTTACGCCATCTTGAATAGACTCTTTTTCAATCCATTGGGCAATATCTTGCTCTTGCACTTGGTCAAAAGGCTTTTTAACGATCTTATCTGAGAACCACCAATTACCCTCAGTTTCTACGCTGACATCTTCATCTGTGGCTGTGACGTGATATTTAGCGTGAAAAATGATGCCATCTTCAGCGCTAATTTCACTAATTTTCCATTGATAAACGGTCATCCTGTGTATGTTCCTGATGAAGTAAATTTCATAATGGTGTTAGAACCATTAGTAGTTACGGTAGGGCTACCAGTAGTTGTTCCTGAATAATTTGCTGTTGGAACAGAAATGTAAACAACACCAGAACCGCCTGAACCGCCTGTAATATAACCAGCGCCACCGCCACCACCGCCAGTATTTGCAGTTCCACTTCCAGGTGATGTAAGTTGATTGCCGCCTGCGCCACCGCCTCCTAGACCGCCAGTTCCTCCAGACGCAGATCCTCCAGACCCACCTCCACCACCACCACCAGCTAAATTAACAGAAGAACCAGTAATGGTTGTTGTTGATCCAGCCCCTCCATTACCACCAGTTCCAGAACTAGTAGATCCACCAGCAGCGCTTGCTCCACCACCGCCACCACCGCCATACCCAGAACCGCTAGCGCCTCCAGAATTTCCTTGACCAGATGTTCCTGATCCAGCAGATCCACCTGGCGCTGAACCACCGCCTGATCCACCAGAACCACCTGAACCAGTTGATCCATTACCACCGCCAACAGAATCTACAATTCCATTGATTGTTGAGTCATTGCCAACTGAATTTGAACTTCCACCAGCTCCTACAACAATTGTATATACAGTTGATGGGATAAAAGTTGCAGTAGAAGCCAAATAACCGCCTGCGCCACCGCCACCAGCAGCGCCATCAGAAGTTCTATATCCACCACCACCGCCACCAGCTACAACAACATAGTTTGCTGTATAGCTAGATTCGCTTGTTGTAGTAAATTTAACCCAGTTACCAGCTTGATAGCCTTCGTAAAAACCACCGCCATCGGTGTTATAACGAAATACGCCTGTTGTTGGGCTTGCAGTTCTTTGTGAAGTATTCCCTTTAGGCAAATACATTTGACCAGTACCACTAAAAGTGGGTATACCAGTTACTGTTAAATTGGTAACAGATAAGTTATTAGATGTATCTTGAACTAAAAGCGTACCGTTAGTTGCAGGAACAGTTAAATTAATTGTGCTTGCAGTATTAGCCCCTGTAAGGGTAATTGTGCCTCCTGCATTGGCTTGAAAGACTAACTGACTCATAGAGCTACCCAAGATTTAGTTGTTTCATCCCATTTGTATGGGCCACCTTCTGTTGGCATAGCTACAGGGGCTTCCCATAACCATGTGTTTTGATTCAATACCCAACTAGAATAAGGTTGTGGCGCATAAAATACATTGTGCGCTTGATCGTATGTATATCCAATACCAGCATAATTGCCACGCAAAGGTGCGCCATTATCTTCTTTGCCATCTGATCCGTAGTGTTTATTGCCACGAGTGTTATAACTTGTTTGAATCCAAGAACCAGGTGATGAATCTACAAATGTGTTAAAAAAATCGGCTTCAGCCACAATTACTTGTGTAACTTTGCCATCTACTACTTTTGCATAATGACCCATTTAATTCTCCATTTATCCTGTATAAGTTCCGCTTGATGTAAATTTAATAATTGTATTGCTTCCGCTAGTGGTTATCGTTGGTGATCCTGTTGTAATTCCTGAATAAGATGCTGTTGGAACAGATAAAATTACAACCCCTGAACCGCCATTTCCACCGCTAGCTTGTCCAGCATTTTGATAACTTGCGCCACCACCGCCACCACCAGTATATATTGTTCCTGATTGACCTGGATTATTGCCGCCACCAGCTCCAGCGTTTCCACCGCCTCCAGATCCTCCTGAACCAGCAGTTCCACCTTGGAAAGTTCCACCTCCTCCACCGCCAGCATAAGTTACGCTTGATCCTGTTATTGACGATGCTAAACCAGGGCCACCATTTGCTCCTGCTGTAGATGTTCCATTTCCACCTCCTGAACTAGCTCCACCGCCACCACCGCAACCATAATTAGGGCCACTTGGACTACCTGATCCACCATTACTTCCTTGCCCAGCAGTTCCTAAACCTCCAGCACTACTATTGCCTCCACCACCTGAACCACCTGATCCAGCAGGGAAGTTATATCCACCATTTCCACCTCCAATTGCAACTAATGCAAATGCAGTTGAATTTCCACCCGATGTTCCATCTGGAACTGCAAATGTTCCACCTGATCCCCCAGCACCTACAACAATTACATAGGTTAAATTTTTTATTATTGGTGTATTTCCTGTTAAAAATCCACCGCCACCACCACCAGCGCCAGCAATTCCGCTACCACTACCACCACCAGCAATTAATAAATAGTTAATTGGATATGATGAACTTCCAGTAGTCCATCCAAAAGATGCTAAAGATGCTGTGCCAGTTTTAGATAATCTAGGCATTATTTGAATTGAGTTATTGAAGCCAAAACAGTATAAGTAGCAGATGCAGTTTTGGTAATTACATAGTTATATACATCAATACCGCTAGCATTTCCGCTAGATGGAGCAGACCCTCCTTGCCATTTAGGGGTAACAGAAGTTCCATCAATTGTTACAGCAGAATTGTAATAAGCAGTTGATCCCTGTGTAACCATAAATGTTATAGCTATTGAATCATTGGTAGCCATTAAAGTATTTAATGAAGTACCACTTGATCCTCTAAAATTAACAGTCCAGTTTGCACTTGCGTTGCTTGTGTAATACAAAACAGACTGAGTTGTTACATCATAGTTAATAGTTCCCGTTGCAGCAGTTGCAGATACAGTTGTGGGTTCTGCAATATTTGGTGTTTTAAAAGCATAAGCACTTGCAGTTCCAGCCATCGTAGCGGAAATAAAGTTCAAAAGCCCTGTAGATGGGTTATAACTTAATTTTGTAGAACTTGTGTTTTCGCTTGTAATTGTTCCTGTGGTGGCACTTGTAAATGTTAAATAGCGAGTTGCATTAGTGCTGGTGTCATCTGTAATTGTTAAACCACTAGAGGCAGCAGCCCAAGTAGGTACACCACCAGCTAAAGTTAAAACATAACCGTTAGTACCAGCAGCAAGGAAAGTGGTTGCTCCTGATCCAGTTTGATAAGGAACGCTACCATTAGCACCACCAGCCAAGTTTGTTGCTGTTGTGGCAGATGTCGCAGAAGTGGCTGAAGTTGCTGTTGCAGCGTTGCCACCAATTGACAAGCTAGATGCAGTCCCTGTAAGCCCTGTGCCTGCGCCTGAGAAGCTAGTAGATGTAAATACACCTGTACTAGGGTTGTACTGAAGCTTAGTAGAGCTTGTATATTCAGTAGAAATATTACCACTTGTTTGATTCGCAAATAATGGATAACGAGTCGAGTTAGTAGTAGTATCGTCTGTTACAGTTGCGTATGCCGTTGGAGTTGTCCAAGTTGGTGCGCTAGTCCCATTACTGGTGAGAACTTGACCTGTTGTGCCACTTGACACAAAAGCAGTTGTGCCACTTGCAGACTGATAAGGCACATATCCAGCGCCACCACCAGCCAAATTAGTAGATGTTGTCGCTGTGCTTGCAGATCCTACAGATAATGTGCTTTGAGCTACATATTGCGGTGCAGATGCGCCAGCAGTTAATACATAACCTGATGTGCCTAATCCTAAAGAAGTAGTTGTGCTTGCAGCAGATTGATATAAAAGTGAACCTGTTGCTCCACCAGCTACATTCGTTGCTGTTGTAGCACTAGCTACTGCGCCACTTACAATAGATCCTGAAATTGAGGTAATCCAGCTAGGATTTGAGTAGCTACCAGTTGTATATACACCATTGGTAACTGTTCCAGCATTGCCTGTAACGCTGATGCCCCATGTGCCACTTGCACCTGTTCCTGTTGTGCTCGGAGCGCCAATAGTGTTGTATGAAACAGTTAACGCAGATGCGCCATTAAAAGTTGACCCAGATGCTCCACCAGTACCACCATTATTAAATGTAAGACTGTTAGTTACAGATCCTGCGCTTGTAGCTGATGTTGCAGTTGCAGCATTTCCACCAATAGATAAACCACTTGCCGTGCCTGTTAAGCCAGTACCAGCACCACTAAATTGTGTTGTGGCAGTAATAGTAGTGCCAGAAATAGTAGAAGCAGCAGAAGCTCCAATAGTCGTACCATTAATTGATCCCCCTGTTATTGCTACGCTATTAGC